AGCAAGAAGCCAAGGAAAACGAAGCTAAGAAGCTTGCTAAGATGAACGCTGATGAGAAACAGAAATATCAGTTGGATCAGCGTGAGCAAGAACTAGCTGACCGTGAAAAAGCTATTGCTCGCAAGGAATTGACCGCAGAAGCTAAAGCAATGCTAAGTGAACGTGACTTACCTGTTGAGTTAGTGAATGTAGTTGATTTAACAAGCGCAGAGACGGTATCGCAGTCTGTTGCTGTGTTGCAGAAATCATGGGAGCAAGCCGTACAGAAAGGCGTACAAGAAAAGCTAAAAGGCGGAGCTCCAATGAAACAAGCACCAGTTGATAGTGACGGTATCACAAAAGAAGAATTTGCTCGTATGGGTTATCAGAGTCGAAATGAACTCTATCAAAAGAACCCAGAACTCTATAAGAAATTGAAAGGTTAAAATAAATGACAGCAGGACAAACTAAATTAGCCACTATGGTTAACCCAGAAGTAATGGCGGACATGGTTTCCGCTAAACTACCTAAATTGATTAAATTCACTCCACTGGCTTATGTGGAAACAGCACTCCAAGGCCGACCAGGGAATACTCTAAAAGTTCCAGCATGGGAATATGCAGGAGATGCTGCAGAGGTTGGAGAAGGTCAAGCTATTACTCTAGACCAACTATCAACAAAAGAAAAAGAAATGACTATTAAAAAGGCTGCCAAAGGTTATGAAATTACCGATGAAGCCCTTTTGTCAGGTCTTGGTGACCCACTAGGTCAAGCGACTTACCAGCTTGGTTTGGCTATTGCTAATAAAATTGATAACGATTTGGTGGCAGTAGCAAAAACAGCAACACAACACGTTGCAGACGCTCCTACAGCTATTGAGGCAATCGATAAAGCTCTTGATATTTTTGAGGATGAAGAAGATGCTCGATATGTTGCTATCATCAACCCTAAAGATGCTATTAAGCTAAAAACTGCAGTAGCGAAAGAATGGACTAAGGGGTCAGAGATTGGTGCAGATATGGTCGTTTCTGGAACCTTTGGTGAAGTTGCCGGTGTGCAAATCGTCCGCTCTAAAAAAGTTGATGAAGGCAAAGGATTTATCGTCAAAGTCTCTCCTAGCCAAACTCAGACAGACGACGCTAATAAATACGGTGCGTTTGTTATCATGATGAAACGTGACGTAGCTATCGAAACAGACCGTGACATCATTAAAAAGACAACGGTTATCACTGGTGATGAACACTATGGTGTTTACCTATACGACCCTACACGAGTTGTAAAATTCGGTGAGTAAGAGGTGGCGATATGAGCTTATTGCTACGACGTCATTATATCCAAGAGGAGCAGGTTAGCCAGTATTCTGATTTAGAAAATAAGACTCTAGAAGAGTTGAAAAATCTAGCTAAAGAAGCTGGCATCGCTGGCGCCTATAAGTTATCAAAAGCCGAAATTGTAGAGGTGTTGGAGGATTTAAAAAGTGAAATTTAAAATCAAACAAGATTTCTATGATTGGGAATCAAATGTGAAACGACTGGCTGGAGAGGAACTTGAGATTACTGAGGAGCGCTATGCTGAGCTGGCAGACAATTTCGCCAGTAACGGTGTCGCTATCTCAGATGTTCTTGAGGAAATCCTTCCTGAACCTGAGTTCTTAGAAGAGGATTGATATGTCTATAGAGTTGCTGAAGAAATTAACAGGCGAAGAAGATACTCAGCTTCTCATGTTGCTCCAAACGAGGGCTACAAATCTTATCTTGTCAGAGACTAATCGCACATCTTTGACACCTGCTTTAAGTCTCTTAATACCTGAGGTTGCTATCGAGCTCCACAATCGCTCAGGAGCGGAAGGAGAGCACTCTAGAACCGAGGGCGGTATAGCAGTAGTCTACGGAGAAAACGGCCTGTCTACGGGTCTTTTACAGCGTATACGCATGCACAGATTAGCAAGGGTGGCAGGCCATGTTTTTGAAGCAGAGTAGACTGAAGCCTTATCCGATGAGGCGGTTTGAAAAAACTGTCACAGAGGAAGGTGTCGCAAAAGAAGGGTATGCCAAGAAAGCTGAGACAGTCCGCCTTGAGTTGTGGCCAGCTAGTAGTAAACTACAATCTGAATTGTATGGAGAGCGTGTCAATGATATTTTGAACGCAAATGCTAACAAGTCAGCTACTATTAAAGTGAAAGATGGTGTGTGTATCGATAGCCCGACGGAAGTAACTCACAGGGTTATTTCTAAGAAGGTCTACACACATCATCAAGTTTTGGAGTTAGAGCGTGTCAGAGCTACTAGGGGCAGATAGGCTTATAGCTAAGTTCAGAAAGTTGTCAGATGTTGCGCAACGAGATATTGTTTCAAAGGCGGTTCATCATGCAGCCAAAACCATTGTCCAAGCTGATGCTAAAAGACTAGCACCGGGCAACAATGGAGAACTTAGAAATAGTATTAAGACTAGGGTTAAAATGGACGGAGATAAGGCTATAGGAGAGGTTTACACAAATCTACACTATGCGCCATACGTAGAGTTTGGTACAGGGCCAAAAGGACAAGCTAGCCATTCGGGTATATCGCCAGAGGTCAGCGTGTCTTATCGGTCCAGCCCGTGGTATGTGCATGAAGACCAGATAGATATAGGACCTTACCACTTTCAAAAGATTGGGGAGTTCTACAAGATGTATGGTCAACCTGCCCAGCCTTATCTTTATCCAGCTTTGAGAGACAATCAAGAGCGTGTGTCTAAGAATATTTCGAATTATGTCCGTAGAAAGATAAGAGAACAAATAAAATGATCAATATCAAGCCTGTTATTTATAAAGAATTGCAAAAGGTTGCAGATAATGTGACTGATACTTATCCTAGCGATTGGGAGACTTTCCCAGTCGTTATTTTTTTGGAAGAACAAAACAAGCCCGGTGAATGGTTTGATGACCAGGAACAAAAATCATCTATCCGCTATAAGGTGGATATCTTTGATGATACCAGCACTAGTGAGTTAGCTGTTAAAATCAATCAGATTTTTGAGTCTTTAGGTTTGCGAAGAACCGACTGCCAAGACGTGCCAGACCCGTCTCATTTGAGACATAAGGTCATGCGTTTTGAAGGTGTCGTTGATTTACACTCAGAGCTTGTTTTTCAATTTAGAATGGAGAATTAAACATGTTAGCAAACGGAATTACGCTGTCTTATGGGACAGCTAAAGGAACTTACACTAAACTTGCAGGGTTGAAAGAAGTACCAGAGTTTGGTATTGAGCCTGAAAAAGTAGAGAACACTACTCTTGAAGACAAAGTTAAAAAGTATGAGTTCGGTATTGGTGATGCAGGGGAATTGGAATACAAATTCTCTTACAAGAACGATAGCGCAACCGCACCTTATCGTTTATTGCGTACAGCGGCAGACAATAAGACAAAACTCTTCTTTGAGCAAACTTATCCAGACAACACTAAAGTTCATTTTGAAGGTCAAGTATCTGTTAAGCTTGGCGGTGGCGGTGTCAATGCCGTTATCGAGTTTACTCTTAAAATTGCTTTGCAGTCAGAGTTGGAATTTGTAGACGGAATTGGAGGTTAATTAAATGGCGTTAAAATACACAACTTGGAAAGTTACTGACGAAAAAGAGTTGAAGCTACGTTTGACATCTCATCAAGCTGCAACTGTGGAAGAAAAAATCGGCATGAACTTGCTGAAGATTTTCATGCCTGAAGCTGGCGAAGAGTTTACTTTACCGCCTTTGAAAGTTATGTTGTTGTTAGTTCATGGAGCCTTGCAGCAGTATGAACATGGGTATTCCTTTGAGGACGTCTATGATCTATACGATGAATATGTGGATAACGGTGGAGATCAAACAACCTTCATGACAGAGGTTTTAATGCCACTCTTTGAAGTATCGGGTTTTACTCCACGAGGAAGCAAGGACAAGAAAACTTCCAACAAGAAGAAAATGATAGTAGTCGAGTAATCTTGACGGTAACGCAGATTATTGAGAGGCTTTACCCTATGTTTTTAGACATCGGGGGCAAGCCTCTTGATTTTTGGGATTTAACGGTACTTGAAATCAGAGAAATGATTGAAAGTTACAACCGTGTCAAAATCCAAGAGCGTAAAGAGAAGATTATTGACTCATACAGACTTTCGCAGATGATATCTAACCACGTTTCCTTATTGTTATCCAAAGATGCCAAGGTCTTTGAGTTCTGGGAATATGCGCCTGAGTTGTTTGTAGAAGAACAACAAGCGGTAGAACAGGAACGACAGAGACAAGCGTTTTTGTTGCATAAGGAACGGATGCGTGAATTTGCAGAAAGACATAATCGCAAAAGGAAGGAGGAAATGAATGGCAACTCTTGATGAATTGAAAGTCATGATTGACGCTGAGATAGCGCCTTTCAGGAAGAAAATGAAAGAAGTCGAGAATCAGGTCAAGGGAACATCTGACCAAGTGAAGAATGCCACTGCCAAAGTTCGTGAACAGTCGAATTCTATCGGTAGTGCGTTTGGTAAGCTAGCTAAGTTCGCTGGTTTTGCAATCCTTGGTAAGAAATTGCTTGATGTTGGGATGTATTCAGCGCAGACGGCTCTTGAAGTATCAGCGTCTATGAACCAAATCAAGCGACAGATGGGCGAGAGTTCGCAATCTTTCTTAAAATGGGTTAACGATAACGCTAACGCTATGAATATGGGTGTGGGTGAGGCGACCAACTACGGCGCAGTCTACTCAAACCTATTTTCTGGATTTATCAAAGACACCAACAAGCTAAGTGCTTATACCGCTAAGATGTTGCAAACATCGGCAGTTATTGCTGAAGGCTCAGGGCGTAGCATTACAGACGTTATGGAGCGTATTCGCTCAGGGTTACTAGGGAACACCGAAGCAATTGAAGACTTAGGAATCAATGTCAATGTGGCTATGATTGAGTCTACTGAAGCCTTTAAGAAGTTCGCAAACGGACAGAGTTGGCAACAGTTGGATTACCAAACCCAGCAACAAATCCGCCTTATGGCTATCCTAGAGCAAGCTACAGCCAAGTATGGAGATACCTTATCCAACTCAGTCAACGGCAGTATCAGCCTGTTTAAGTCGCTGATGAAAGATAGTGCATTGAATTTGGGTAATGCTATGTTACCGATTATCAATGCGATCATGCCTGTCTTGAACTCTTTTGCTATGGTCTTGAAGAACGTTACGGCAAAACTTGCAGAGTTTATCGCTTTAATGTTCAACAAGAAAGCAACAGTGAAAGATGGTGTCGGTGGAGCAGTTGGAGACATGGGTAACGCCATGAAAGACGCTGCAGGAGGAGCAGGAGACCTTGCTGACGCAGTAGATGACGCTGGAGATTCAGCAGGAGGACTTGCTGATAACCTTGGAGACTCAGCCAAAAACGCTAAGAAGGCCGCTAAAGAGTTGCTTGGTCTGATGGGATTTGATGAGATTAACATCTTGCAAAAACCAAAAGACGACGATGCAGGCGGTTCTGGCGG